AGAAGGTCTTTTGTGCTGGTCTACTCAATTTAGCGACGGCAACAAGTTCATTGTTGCTATTATACAATCCAACTGAAGTAGGATACACTTTTGGATCAGTCAAAAAGTCTGATTGTTTAATATCACCGCGTTGACGAATTTCACCAGTAACAGCATCAGTTGTAGCTGTAGAATACGTAAAAGTAGGATTGTTACTATAGTTAAAATCACGATTCTTTACACGTACAAAATAGTGACGTGAAGGAACGTATTCACTACGTCGTATCCTCATATTATCAGATGATGCACGTATAAGATTATACACCGCTTCTTTATACAATTGGTTGTTCAAATACGTTCCGGCAGCAGGGGCATTTGTACGAGCATTACCGCTTGTTCCGGTACTTGGAATCGTAATTTTTGCAGTGGTTGAAGTTACTGAATTCAAAAATTCAGCATTCAAAATCACAATACCCGCCTTAGGAAATACCAATCCAATACCGGTTGTAGGATGATATTGTGCAACACTCTTATTACCAGTATAATTTGCAGTACCAGCACTACTCAACAATCCAGTTGCTAGTGATGTGTAGTTATTGTATGACGCAGCACCCGTGGTTTCATCGTATTGACCCAAGATCAAATTGTAATATCCAGCAGATCCGCTTTGGGCAGTAATTGAAGAATCATCGATTAAACGAACATATTGAGCACTAGCACTAGCATCATTCTTTAGTGTTAGTTGAAATTGCCCAGCGTCAATACCATCTCGGAGTTTTTGAGAATTGAATGACAACACAACAAAATCCGTTGAAAGAGATACCGATGTCACAGATGATGCTGGCGACGTTTGTGACTTGACAGAAAAGGCTTCACCGTTGTTCAAGATGTTAACATACTGTGACCAAATAGCTTTGGTTGGACTGACCTTGATGTTTGTATACTCATCGTAACTGGTTGCGTAACCATTTGCATTACCATATGCAACGCTAAACAATGCATCATTAGAACTTGATGTAGCACCTAAAGTAGGATACACATCCAAGTAATAATATCCATTATATACGTCAAATCTATTGGAGCCAGAAATGGTGGCTTGAAGACTTCCTGTTGCTACACTGCTTTGTATCTGAAACAGTGAACCAGTACTAAACATACCAGTCGATACCTTGGTAGATCTTCCGGCAACAATATCAGATTGTTCAAATTGTTTATAAATCATATAATTAAGAAATTCTCACTGTTACTGGAATAGTAATAGATCCACCACTTTCGTTTCCTACCACCGTAATTGTAGCAGATGTTGTTACTGTCAATGAGGTGTTTGGAATGAACTTAAATCTATTTCCAACTACAACCTGCGATGTGGTACTGATCAAGTCATTAGCAAATGAAGGCACCGTACTGGTACTGGTATTTGCTGAATTGGTTTGATCTACAACCAAGGTTCCTAACTTCTTGTTTGACAAAATGGCAGTATAACCCAAAGTCAAATTGTATGCTGGATTTGTTGTTGGCGAAATAACGTTGTCAGACTTGTTATCCTTTTGAACGTCAATCGATTGAATGTTCAAACTAATTACAGGTATCGATGTTACACCCTGTGCAAGTGTGACCAACTTGTACTTCATTGTCTGAGTTTCGTCAGACAGTGGTTGAAACACTGGTGTGTTTCTAATGGCGATATCGTAGTATGCACTTCCCTGTGGATGATTTGGATTGTACAAGTTGTAATCAACTTCATCATCGGCAAGAGCAAATGAAGTAATATTCAAATTACCGGTCTGTGCCAACAGTTCTCTTCCTCTTTTTGTTAGAACTGCATCTACAGTTATAGTTTTGTTATCTACGTATGCCATATGTGTTTTTCTTTTCTATAAGTATTGTTTTACCTGTCTTTTTATTTATTATTTTTTACTGAACTGTCAAAACTCCGTTGTTTCCTGTTGATATAGAAGTATTAGTTACAACGGTACTAATTACTGGCAAACTCTTATCTGGGTTGCCACATGAATCCACAGTATAATTAGTAGTCTGTTTTGATTTAACAAAATATCCGTATTTGACGCCATCATCAGATACAGCAATACTCAAATCCCACCGAATAGGATTGTGTCTGGTTCCCAAGAAATTTTGAGTTGATCCTCTAAAAATCGTGGCTGGTTCATACGGATATGCACTGTACGTATCCTTTTTGGCGATTGAAAGTTTGTTCAAAATCTTCGTATATGAGTCGATTGTACCCATAAAGTTGTATTCTTGTACGGAAGCACTATATGGAATCATCCATGTATAATGTGGAACTGACTCTGAAATGTTTTCATAGTTTGATCCAGAACCTAACACATCAACATAGATAATACCAAATCCTGTACCCGAGTCCAATGTACTTTCAACCCACAATTCTTCATATGAAGTTACATCATTAATATAACTGTATGTTCCTTGGAAGTTGTTTTGCAATATCAATGACTGTGATACAGGATATGCTGATATGGATTTCTTATCAACAAACTGACCAAAACTGCTAGAAGTTTGTGTTTGGTATTGATCGTTTCTCCAAACAGTAACGTTATCAGCAGAACTGGATCTTACTAAATTTGTAAATTCTACAGTTTCTTCTACGATTTCACTATCAATTGGCTTAAGAGGAAACTTGATTCTTTCCAAAATTGTTGGTTCAATCAAAATGCCGTTTAACAATTGATTACGAGCAGCTACCACATTTCGAATCGATTCAAAAATACTAGAATCAAAGTACAACTTATAAATACTAGTAAACTCCTGATACAAAATTCGTCCACTTGCTTTTGGCGATCCATCAGAATAATATGATGCTCTCATATCTTCCAATACTGAATAACTTGAAGAAAACTCTTGACGTGGATCGCCCAACTCTCCAACAACATCTTTGTTACCAAAGTATCTCAAGATTTCTTCATTCTTACTTGATACCGGTGACATAAAGATGCCTACCAACGGAGAATCGGTATCTGTATTAAATGGAGTATTTTTATCAAACGGTGTTAAAGCAGAAGTGTTATGATGATCCTTCACTGCAATCTTGTTGTTCCACAACAAGTTAGGACCATAGTTTGACATTCTGTAAGACTGATTAACACTGTACTCAATAAAGTTGTATGGAAACGCAGAAGATACTTCGTCAAGACATACATTCGCATACGGATATAACGAACTGGTAGAATAACTACCAGAATACATTGAACGTATGACCAACGTATCATCGTACAAATCTGGATTTTCAGACAACGAGTTGTATGTCGTTTCAGATCCAACAGATACAGTTGGGAGATTGTACAAATAGGCATACAATGCAGTTCCGCCAGGCATTGACCCGCTCTTCTCGTATGTGTATGTTTCAACCGACGTACTCAATTGACGTGGATAATTATAAGCCAATCTAAAATACAGATTGTCTCTTATGAATGCGTCATTTGTTTCGTAGTATGAATCAAAGTTATTAGCGTGTTCAGTGAGATTGTCAAACGAAATTGGAACTTTCCATAGGTTCAATTTATCAATTGACCCACTAAAATCTGTAGATCCCAACTTCAAAAACTTAGCTGTACCGCTTCTGAACGATACATTTTGTTGATATTCAAACAATTGTGAATTGATCGACTTTAATCTGTTTTCACCCTCATCATTGATCGTCACAACCAAATCATACATGGTGGGCATTTCGTCAATGTTTGCAGATTGTGAATAGTATGATGATGGATGATTTTTACGTATCATCACGCTATATACGTTTCCATCAAAAATTGGCAAAGAATCAGAGTAAATTTCTTCATCCCCGATTTCAAATACAATTTTGCCGTTATCGTTCAACGATTCTTTATATGCATAAACTCTGTAGTCATAACCAGACGAACCATCTGGATACTTTCTAAGCAAATCAATTTTGGTCAATTGACCATACATTTTGCTATATCTGTTGCTAAATGCAAACTTAAACTCTACAGTATCAATATCTTCACTGTAAGGAGTGAGTATATAAGATTGTGGGTTAAGGTTTAATAAATATACATTCTTGTCAAAGGTATATCTTGACTGTGATACATCTGAGTATGCTCCAAACTCTCTTACGTTGATGATATTATTGGGAACACCGTAACATGCCAATAACAATTTAACACTTTCAACCGTTCCTTTTGCCTTTAATATAGCAGGAAGACTGTTTAAAATACGATTGTTAATTATGTTGGTTTTATCAGCGATAGACGCATAATTGGTTCCAGCAATGTAATTAGACAACAATGTTGCATCATTGACCGACGATTGCATTTTCCAACCAAATGATGACAATAGACCATCCAACACTTTGTTTGGAATAGTTGTATTTACACCAGAGTTATTGAATGACAACATCGGGAACTTATCAATGTAGATATAAATGTTATCAAAATGATGACCTATCATGGATAGGAAAATCAAAAAGTCGTCGTTATTTACATCTGACAAAAGATACGTTGGCAGATTGTTAATCAAATTGTCTCTGTTATTTGCATCATATTCATCAGCTTCATCTTCATATGATTGAGGAAAACGATCCACATTGTTGTACAAATCGTTGGTCCACAAATAGTATTCGTATCCATCAAATGAAAGTTTGATGTCATTGATTTCTTTTGTTAACTGATCAATTTTCTGTACAGTATACTGATCAGAATATGGTGCTGCGTTCAACTCACTAATCGAAGAATTCTTCGAATTGATCGACATCAATTTGTTTTTATAAATGACGATACGAGTTTTTGCAGATGAATAGACAACAAAGTTTTCAAAGTTGGTATAATCTACATTGATATTTGAAAACCGTTGTTTCAAAATCAAGTCAATGTCTTCAACACTAGTTGAATCAGTTTGAGTATATTCAACTGACAAAGATGTCTTTTTATCATTAACCTTCAAATTTAAATTTGCAGGTTTGATAGCAAACGTGTTATACTTCGGAATAGTTACCAATACAATATCCTGTACAACCGGACTCAAAGAAGTATTTACAATCCAAAAAGTGCTGTTAACACCAATTGTATTTGGTAGAGCTTCTTGTAACTTGATTACAAGAGTTCCATCTGAAAATTGTTTTTGTGACAGAATCTTAATCAATTGATTCTGACCAAGGTTGATAGAGTTCTTTAACGGACCCACGTATTTCTTATCGTACTCAAACTTGATATCCGATAGATACTGTTGAATTTGTCCATTGAAAACGCTATACAAATAAGAATAACATACGATTGTATCGTTGTCATCAACGTCATGAATATTCTTTAGACGTATCTTAATAGTCTCTAATACAATAGTGTCTAAAATTTTAACGTATTGATCGTATGAATAACATTCTGCATAGTTTTCATACAAAAATGTAGTGATGTAGCTAGAAATACCAATGAAATTAATATCTTTTGCCAAACCATTAAGTGATGTTGCTGGAATAACAAATCCGTTATAAACCTCATTCATTAACTTATACAGTCCGTCGCTTCCGATTACCGAATAAGCCTTATCAAATGAATTCAAAATACTGTCTGATGCAGTATTGACAAAATTCAATAAATACGTTTGTTTTAGATAATATTCGAAGTATGGAATGATATCCCGACATTCGATTTTACCCGACACAAAACAGTCATACTCACTTTGAAAATCAACTTTGTCTTGTTGGTTAAAATTCTCCTTGTCAAGAATCAATGAAGTTTTGATTTCTTTTCTTGAAGGAGAAACTTGTTTGATGATAAAGCATTGTTTATCAGCACTTCCAACAATGTTCGACAAAAAGTTGTAAACGACCTTATAACTTCCATTTTGAATGCCATATCGTGAAAGATCCACACGTGGATCCAACAAAATCTTGGAGTTGTTGTAAAGAGTAAAGGTTGGAATAAACTCCTGATACGTTACAGATATTGTATTATTTTGAGCATCCTGATATTCAACATTACGAGATTGAAAGTTCGAAGGTTGATAAATTGGTTGCCAAGTATTAAGATTATCCTCAACGTCAAAGACGGAAAATTCAATGTAATCGTCAATTTGTGATCCGTAAAACTTTTCTGATGACGGAGGAGTCTTCTTCATCAGAGATGAAATCTCGGTTGGTAAATAAGATGAACTATTTACCTGATCAGTGAACTCCGTGGTAGTTGGAAATGGATATGCCATATTTACTATCAATATATATCAATTGAGAAGTCTTCTAATCTGTACATTTCCTGTTGACCCGAAAGTTTGAAGAGTTCCTCCTGCATTATTACGTTCACTTAATTGTGTTGCGGGTGGTCTTGAACACTTGAGTTGAAGAACTTCAACATTGTATGTTGCCTCGCTACTTCTTCCATCGAAAATGTCTATAATTGCTGTGTAATTGTTTGAAGAATTTGGCTGTTGTGATACTTTGACTTCACCACGACCAGTCCATTTCAACACTAAGTTTGTATTATATGGACCAACACCATTGTTGGTCACTTCGCTTACTACTCTGGGCAAAGTTCCACGATATATCTCATTAGAATATGTTACCTTATTAGATTGTAAAGTAATTCTCAACGTATGATCCACATTTCCTTGGAACTTGAAAATACTGATTGGATTGACACAATCTTCAGACGGACCCACATTTTCAACGGGTCCACGACAGTTATTATAATCTTGTTGATTGTAAGCGTTACGACTTGTCCACACAATTCTGCCATCGTAAATAATAACAGCAGCAACACTATGTGGTCCACCCCAGTTTTTATAGAACAAATCAACAGTCTTCCAACCTTCTGTAAGTTGAACATTCTTAGGATGATCATTTTGATACACATCCAACTGTGCTGAAAACGGCGACTGTGAAGTGATATTTGTTAAATCAATTTGATTCACACCATCGATTGCAAAATATCCACTATTATCAGCAGCAAATTTTAACGTATATGTTCCAGTGTATGGAAAATAAACTTGATAACTCAACGTGTCTGATGATTCGGTCTGAAATGACTCACCTACTTTTTCACTGTAAACACCATACGCATACATCAATGGACTCTTACCGACACCATATGTAGGCCAAATGTTATCATACTTGCCATATGAATAAAACAACTCCTTACATTCTTTGATTGGTGGAATAACCTTTTGTACCGCCAATTGATGTACAGGAAGTGAAGGTGTGACCGCCAAAGTAGTTACAGGCATTGAAACTGGTGTAACCGGCTTCAATGTGGTAGGAGCAGGAACCAAAAACTCCAATGGTGGAGAAAGCTGAATATCTTGTTGACGTTGACACTGTTCTGATGGTATCAAACCAGCTTGAGCACCAGTTAATGTTGTAGACACCGTATTAGATTGTGCAGTAACAACGTCTGTGGTACTAGTATTTGCTGTGCCAGATCCCAATCCTGTAGATGATGCATCGGATTGAATTGCGTCTTGAGATTTCAATGGAAGATATGGAAACACGGTGTTAAAATCACTAACCGTTTTACCTTCTCCGGCTTTAATACGCAACTGAATGATGGTATCTTTACTAGCAGAAATCAATGCATCTTTACCCGACGAATTGCTAATTTTAGACAATTCGGTAGTTAAAGTGGTGATTTTATCTTGAAGTGTCTTTTTCTCAGATTTGAGCGTAGTAACTTTTACGTCTTCTTTTGGTTCAATATCTTTGAACTCGGAGATATTGATATCGTAGACGTTGGTTATAGAGTTAACTTCGTAAACATCTGGAGTTAATGTAACTGCAAAATATTTCTCAGTAGAATCGACAATAATCAAATTACCAAATTCGTCAAATTGATTATCATATGATCCATCCCGTTTAAATGAACTTTGTGTTTCTGTGATCATCTTACAATTTTGAAATAAGTATTATTGTCGAATACGTCAATGGCACCATTTAATTCTGTCTTGATAAGAATTTTAAAGTATCTTTCTTGTGGTAGACATGACATGTCCAACATGAAGTAATTACCATTAGAATCACAACTCAACTTGGTACCTTCATCAAAATCAATAATTACTTCTTCGGTTTCAGTATCTTTAATCGAATAGTATGAAGTTTCAGGCAAATACTTTGGTGTCAAATATGCGGTTTGTTGTGTTGACTTAACAAAATTCTTTAGTGGGAATTTTTCTCTAGCAAACACTGTGATTCTTACAACGCTGTTACTCTTATATTCCTTTTTAACGTTCTTTAGTACAACAGCAAGTTGAGTGTCATCAGTAATTGGACTCAAACTTCCGGTGACAAATGTTGAATCATCATATACAACATCAACATATGGTGTGTAAATAGTATTGGTTTCTTTACCATAGAACCCAAGATTTCCATTGCTGACGTTTTGAGTGTTTAACTCTTCCGATGTCAATAGAATAAATCCTTCGTTTGGAACACAACCGCACATCCATGATTTAACGATAGGAGTAACATCCATCTTGATATCAGATGATTCGTATCCAAAACTCTGTGAAGCAATCAATGAACTTCCAGTATGAAGAGTTGAACAAAAACTAGAAGTTGATACCGTGGCTGAATTTGGCACAGAATAATGCCAGGTTCCTCCACCATTTCCAAATGCTATAGATTTATTGGATTCGTTGGTCAAATAGTCATACAAATCCTTTGTTGGATTGGATGGGTACCAACGTGTTCCACCTGTAGAACTATAATCTCTATAATTCCAACTTGCTCCGGTAGTTGATCCATTGTCAGCAAATCTTCCATTACCCATTTCCCAACTTTGACTAACAGGATAAGCGTAAAGAGTATATGTCAATGGAAGTTCCTGTTGTTTCAGAACTTTCATATTCAAAACAAACTTTGGATCAACAATGTCCCCGGATGAAATTGAACTGGATATAGCAGATACATCAAATTTTAGTAACGCTCTACTAAATTTTGAGTAGGTGTTAAAAGAAAACTTTGGATTGTAGTAACTGTAACTACCAGATATGTCCCCTTCCAAGGTTCCAGAAATTCCGTATAAACTGCCCGATAGAACTGTGACGATACCAGTTAAACTACCCGATACATTTCCACGCACCGTTGATCCAGACACACTTCCTGACAATTCCGTCACACTTCCGCTTACACGGGTCAATGACACCGTTTGAGTTGTATATGTAGTTCCGTTCAACAAAGCGCTTGAAACGTAGCCTGAGACGCTGCCCGTGACATTACCTGTGAACCTTGTAGTTGTGAAATCAGCACATGATGAAGTTGGATTTGCATATGCCAATACTGATCCATATACAATGGATGTATTGGTGGATGTATCAGATATAATTACATTTGTGGTACTTCCTGAAAAATATCCAATGACGGTACCATTAAAATTGACTAAATTGTTGAGAATATAGTCGTTTGAATCCAAACTTCCGGATTGATATTTGACAACAGATTTGACACTAGAAGCTACAGTGCTAATATTCAGCAACTCGTCTATACCAAAATTTTTGTTTTCAAAATTGGTAAAGTTCGTTATGTATGTATCTTTGGATGGAAAAATAAAAATATGCATATTATACTGAGGTGGCTTTTATGTCTACGTCTGGATACTTAAGTTCAAATACACATGGATCAAGAGATGGATAAACGATTTTATTTACGGTTGCAGCATCAATGTTATATTCTACATCCGAGTACGTTCCATTTCTTGATGTCAAATTATTGATCTTCAGATACGCAACAGATTGAACTCCTTCCACTTTGGCGATTTCTAATTCCAATTGACTCAAGTTAATTGGTTGATTGAATCCCCACAAATCAATATTAAAGAAATCCTTGATGGTCTGTACACAATTTGCCAACACTTCTTTTTTGTTGAAATTGTTGTAAGTGACAATCTTAAAGTCCACACCAATATTGATGATATAACCATCAATCAAATTGATACCGTCAGTCATCATACGATATCTACTCAAATATTGACGAAGATTATGCAACAATGCTTGATTTGGTTTTGTCAAGTTTTTGTTTTCATCATAACTCAACAAATACAAATTAACTGAAAATGGATTCTTCAGATTACCACTAATTTGTCGATTGCTGATCACTTCATTGTTTTGTGTCAACTGTCCATCGACAATAGAATTAGCGTTCAAGTTGTTGTCGGATATTACTGTTGCTTTAGCTACGGATCCAAACTTGGCGGGCATAGCGTAACTACGAGCAATATAATCATCAGCAGTCACAACACGATTTTGAGCTGCAAAAAACGCAGTGGCGTTTTGTTTAACTTCGTCACTTGATTCGGGTCCGTCGCCACCAACAGCAGGAACATTGTTTTCTGCTGCCAATGAATTACGTACTACCTGAAACAAACTTTGTTCTGCATTTGACAATATCGAGATGTCATTTTCGTATTCAACACTGACGATTTTGTTGATATCTCCAGTTTGACTGTTTGATTCAACTCCACCACCAACCAAATATTTGACCGTAAATTGAGTACCTTGTTTAGGATACACACCAAACGAATCAGAATTAACAATGTTTGACGGATCAATATTGACATTCAAGTTGTTCAAATTTGACAAACTCACACCAAGAATTTCAGCTGATGGAATAACAATTTCATCATTCACACCCTGATTTCCCGGTCCAAATTCTAAATAAGTCAAATTGTTTTGGTCAATATTTGTAACAAATTTACGTTGAGTTCTCAACAACTTAACGATATTGGGAACGGACGATTGATATTGAATGAATCGATCATCGTTCAAAGATACGTTTTCATATGATGTTAACACAATATCTTGAGCAAGATATTCAACTTCATACCAAGGTACATTGTCTTGATCACGTATATCCAAAATTTCAAGAAGGTTTGGTTCATCCAAATACAATTTGTAGTATGGAGTACTTTCGTCAACAATAAAAGTCTTAGTTACAATTTGTCCAGAAATTCCGTTTGCTGTTTTTTTTATCAAAAAGAACTGTGGAATACCATATTCATCTCTGGAACTGACTGTTATTTCTCTTGGAGAGTTAACAGTATCCATAGAAAAATCAATAACATCAGCTGTAACAAATGCTACTCCAGCACTGTTAATTAACTGCATTCCAGATTTGATACGTAGAGTATACTTTTCATCAGGAACATATTCACCCACATCGTTTTTAATTGATGGTACCAATTGATACACATCGAAGTTGGTTAACGATGGACGAGATACCTTTGGCTTATATCCCAAGAATTTGGATAATGCTAGTACGTTTTTACGTTCTTCGGTGTATGGAAACAAACTTTCCTTGAACTGTTGATCCAAGTAAAATGAAAGTACATCTCCAACATAGGCAGCCATATCAATGAAGATGGTACCGGGAGAAGAGTCTGAAAAATCCTGATAGTTCTTTGGAAAATACGTCTTGGTATACTCAATCAGGTTCTTCTTAAACTGAGAAAAATCTCTGTTCAAATAAGATATGTCCTTATTTGTTAGAGGTTTAAATGTTTTCTGTGTAGTCGATGCCATAATTAGTTATTTTCCAAAAACATTTCGATTTGAGCCTGATCGTTATTGACAGAAATGGTCAAATTAATGTATAATCTATAAATATCCACGTCTTCTTTTTTTAAAACTTTAATGTCAATATTATCAATAGTTGCAACTGGAATCCAAAAGTTGATGTCAGTTGTCAAAGATTGTTTAACACGTTGTGGTAACGTTGTGTCATTTGGATCAAACACAAAGTTATTCAATGAGTGTCCAAAGGTAGGTTGCATACGACGTTCTCCCTTTCGTGTGTTCAAAAGGTTAATTATGTTCGTTTTTACCTGTTCCAAAGTGTAAATGGTCTGGTTGAAAAATCCTCCAGCACCATTTTGAATAGGTAATGTCAACCCAATTGGATATAATGTTGCCATATTACATCATTGATACGGACCCAGATGAAAGTCCACCAGACTTCTTTTTATCAATTGCCTTCATCAATGCTGAATAATTCTTTGTTAATGCTTGTGCTACAACGGGTGGTGCTTGTTTAACATTATCCATTACGGATGGAGCAGCTAGTTCCGATGTTACCATACCACCTTCTTTTGGAAGTCCACCAACAGTCTCATTCAACGCCTTATTTAGAAGTTCGTTACTTGTATACTTCTTATACTCTTTCTTTGGTTGAACAACAGGTTGTACTGGAGTAGATGTTGTCTTTATCTTTGGAGCAGTATTGATCACCTGTTGTTCAGGTTTAGCAAAAATCTCTGAAAGAACTTCAGGAATTGCTGCACGTACTTCTTCCTTAACCATCTCTCTAATCATTTGTCTTAGTAGGTCTTTTGTCATATTATTATTAAATATCAAGATTTATAGTTCAAAATGTACTTATGTTTCAGTTTCCAAAACATCTACAACTTGTCTATTACGACGATCTATACCGAAAAATCCACCCGGAACACCATCACCCGTCTCAACGTTAACACTAACGGGTTGTGATCCATCCTGTATTGTTGCACCATCTTGACCCGGAGCATATCCACCACCGGTCAAAAATACACGTCTGCTCATCAATGTTGACAATCGGTTTTGCAATTCCTGTAAATCAAATAACTGAACTGGAATTTGGGTAAATGGAAGTGAAGCACCTCCAGCGTCAGGATGTGAATGAAAATACCAATGTACGTGAGTTTTTAACCATTCACACAAATCAAACAACCAATCAACCGTAGTTTGTCCTAACAGTGCAGGTTCGTTGGTTTCATTGTATTGCCCCAAATAAATCGCAGGACTGTTAAATACTGTTTTAGTATTGGTAGTCATTACAATCTGTTCGTGAGCATCAACTGTATATTCACTGTCTGTAACAATAGCATATCGTTTCTTAGAAAAATGTATAGTCTCAGAAAATCTGCTACTTAAAATCAAACGATCAGTGTTTACTATCAATTGGTCTTTATTTAGTATCGGATAGTTAAACGTTGTAGCACCATCAGGACAAAATGCAGCAACCTCTTCACGTACATCATTACCAAATAACTTTTTGTAACACGTTGTAACGTATTTAGAAATAGTACAACCAGAAGTAATGTGAATTGAAGTACCGTCATTATTAATATCTTCCAGCAAAAATCCACCAGTATTTCTTTCTGGATGTGTCAAATCAGATGGATCAATTGGTGGAATGGGTGGTAACCTATCATGAAGTTTGATTTCTTTGTCTTTTCTCAAAGGACGTTGACGGTTTCTAAACAAAATCATTGGATTTCCACCACCAACTTCATATACATTATTGTAGAAGTTATTGGTTTTCTTTTGTCCAATGTTATAATCAGCATATCCCTTTTCAAAATCGTGTGCGGGATTTGTGCTATATGCTTTATCGTTTTCACGATTATCGTCATATCCACCAAATCGAATTGATTGACCGAATCTACTTTCAATCAACGTATCACCTTCAAAACGTTTCAATGAACGAATGTAAGGATTGTGCAAAAAGTATCTACCTAGAGATCCTTCAAACCCATACCCACCTTCAGCCCTTAGTTTGCTTACTGGTCCTTTATAATCAATAAATGGATCATCTGGTGACTTATACTCTTCACGGTTGCCCATGTTAGCACCATACGTTTGTTCAAAACCAATATCAGCATTATTGTTTATGAAATTTTTGTAGTTAATTTTACGAGTATAATACAAGTTTTCGTTATATTTTACTACACCGACGATTTCGTTTACAAGAGGATATTCTGATATATTGTTTTCCAAAGGAAGTGCCCATGAAAGTCCTTCTTTAGGTAAAGTTGTTTGTGTATTTAACAATCGCAACTTAACACGTCCGACCCACGTATAATCAAAGTCATCTATGGATGGCTTTTTTCCAATGTAATTTTCTGGCCATTGATCTGGATCCAAATAATGTCCGTTTTCACTAATTTCAGGATGCGTGTCATCCAGAATGATATCAAGAACTACAGCTGGTTCAAACTGTGGTGTCTGTGAAACATCTGTAAGTAAAAACTTCAGGTCTCTTTTTGTTGCCAAAAGATTTACATCTTTTGACTGATCCATTGCGATAGGAGCGTTCATATTACGACTTATTAATCTTTATTTCGGAAGATGTGTTAATAACTTCAATTTCTTTCATGAGTTGACGTTTTTCATCTTCTGTCAAAAACCCCGTCATTTCTCCGTCAGCACCAACTGTCTGTTTGGACAAAATACGTTGAATTACTGCTGCCAATTTAACCAACTGTTCATCGTTCTTTACTTGTACATCCAAGTATTCTTTTATCAATGGAACAATCATTAATGCGTCATTTGCTGTCTTAATCAAGGATCTAAGATCACTAATAAGAATGTCAAGTTGATCCCGATTATTTTCTGAATTTTTTACAATATCCTTGCAAAGATCCGAAAACTTCTTGTTTTTGTATATTTCAATATCGTTATCCATGCTAAGTATCTATTGTTATAAATAGAAAAACCACTCTTTTTGGAGTGGTTTTCCTTATTTTATTTTAAAACACTATTACAACTTACCAGTATCAACGTAAGCTCTAGTGATGTTATTCTGATAATTCTTCATACGATTGATCACCTTTGTGATTTGTTGCGTCTTACAAGATGAAATCTCTCGGATGTAAAGATACAGTGCCTTTTTGTTGAAAGCATCAATTCTATCACTGTTACGAAACAGTTCAATAACTGCATTAGCAATATTGATGTCACGTTGTTTGGTGAAGATCTTGTTCACATTCTTTTCCCAGTAACTCACCATAAGGTCAAGAAACTCACGGTTTTCTTCATCCTTGTAATAACCATCTTCCTGTTGCAACTTGTAAGTGTTTTCACCAGAATCATCACCGATTTCAACATGTTGATTGAAACGTTTGTAGTTGGTGTTGTTCTGGAAAATCAGATAATTCTTGGCAATAATACTAAAATAACTAAATGCCTTACCCTTTCCACTTTCAAACTTGTGAATGTTTGCAACCAAATGTGCGACAGTTTCCTTTTGTACTTCAATAGGACTTGTTTCAAAGTAACAGAACTTAAACGTATTAAACACGTTTTCTACCAACTTTTCAAACGCATACTTGATCTTGATGTTATAAATTTCATCTCTGACCGATTGATCATCAGTAGAGTTATATTCATTAATAGCGTCTTCGGTATCAGATGTAAAATACATCTTTTCCTTAGGCTTACGAGCCTTTCTCTTCTTAACATTTGAAGAAATGACAGGTTCGTCAGAAATAGTCACAATAGTAACCGGATTTTCGGTTACAGTCTTTGTCACGGATTTCTTTTTGGATGTAGTGACTGGCTTCTTTTTTGTCAAACGAGTTACCAGTCTGGGCGCTGGCTTCTTGCCCTTTTTAGTTGATTTAGTCTTAGGTGATGTCTTCTTTGTCTTCTTTGTCTTCTTGGTTTTGATTTTGGTTTTTGACATTTTCTTCTATCCTTTGATTGAGTTTTTGGATTATTAAATATAAATCTGAAAAGATCGATCCCACTTCATCGTCTTTTTCAAATAACTGTTTATCATCGATTAATTTAATCTGTTGATAAACTTCACTAACATCATTCTTGAATTCTACTATCCAACCCTCATAAATGTCAATTTTATTTTGACAAATATAAACGATATAACCTAATATAACTGTCGTGGCAAAAAACAGTCCCAACAATAGACTTAATATAATCATAACTTATTCTTCTTCATCTTCTTCACATTCATTACAATAGTTTGTTAGATATATGAGAGCTTCATCAACCACATCCCAATCTTTGGCTGTTTTGGCTTCTCGTAACATTTGTACAATTTCACAGATTTCTTCTTGACTCATAGAAAGTTAACTTAAACAACCTGCTATTGGTTGTTAGTTAAAATTAAATAGTGTCAATGATTGTAAACGACAAAAAATTTTGATTTATCTGTGAGTGAAATATCGTTTAAAAAATTCATCGCCGTGATTTTCCATTTTCTTAAACTCTTCAGCAGACATTGTTTTAGCTTCATCCGTATCAATTTTACCATCATTGTTTGTATCATATTTTTCAACAATATCAACAACTTCGGTGTTTACGGTTTCAGTTGGTTGTGGAATAGACTGTTGTAAAGGTGGTTCGGTTACAAACGTTTCTTCTTTTTTAACAACTGGCTCTGGTTCCTTTTTTGGTTCAGGAGTTGCTACTTTTGTATATATAGCATATTCTTTACTGATAGCCATGTTGTACGCTAATATCAAAGCAACTGCGAGAGGATCAAATACAAAAATCAATACTAGAATAAACCATTTGACGACAGTGTTAAGACTTACATTCAATTCATCAGCAACAAACTTAAACGTTTGAATATCTTTATTAGACGCAGTGTTTAGTTTCAAATCAACAATCTTTTTATCAATACTGTCAATTGTTGTTGAATAACCAGACGATTTGGTATTTTCAGCTTGAATGTTTTTATCAGTTTGATCAATCAATTCCATTGTTTGATCTTGTACTTGTCTAAACTGAATAGGATTTCTAGCAAGCAACGCATTGGTATTGATTTCGCTAAGTCTTGCTTCTTGTGTTTTACGTAGTGATGATAAAGATTCAATACGAACTTTGACATCTTGTATTTTAACAAGTTCCTGTTTCTTTTGATCTTCCAACGTCTTAATTGTATCCATCATCATTCCGTATTTCACAGACGATTGTTGATACGCACTGGTAAGATATCCGAAAATACCCAAAGATGTAATCAACATCAATACAAACACCGCACCGCACAAATAAGACTTCAACATCCACTGAGACCGTTTCCAAAACCTATACAAAAACGATGTAGCAACAAGTTTACCCAATTCCAACGATGATGCCATTATCATAGCAGCAATAGACGCCCCAGAAAATAACAACCCGATACCCCAAATGGAAAAGAATGCAGCACATCCTGCAATGAATAGTGCTGAAAATCCAAGTAACAGATTAAAATTTAGTATGTTTCTGTTCATAGTATATAAATATCTAAAAAAGTAAAAAACCCCACCTTTAACAGGTGGGGTGACATAACTTATTATATTTGGGTTACTTTACCGTAATCTTTTTAACTTCAGGTTTGTTTGGCTTGATTTTATGTAAAGTAACTAACAAAATTCCATTTTCAAACTTGGCATCAATAGTATCTTTAGAGATATTATCACCCAATGTAAAACTTCTACGAAAACTAGAACGTTTCAATTCACGACGTAGATACGTGCCAGTCTGATTCGAATCACGTTCCACGTTAACCGCTTTGTTTCCTAGAATGGTCAATACGTTTGATTCTACCTCAACATTAACATCTGACTTGTCGAGACCAGGCACTTCTGCCTCAATCACAATCTTTTCAGAAAAATCAATAATGTTAACCTTTGGATATGATCCCTTTTCAAAAAAGTCTACCCCGAAATCTTGGGAAAAACTGGGAACATTTGCTGCGAAGAATTCATCGAAAATTCTATCAAACGGTGTCAAGAATTCATCACGATGAAGTGCATGAAGTGTATTTTTATCGAACTTACGAACGTTACTCATATTATATTTCCTTTCATTAATAGTCCATTTGGACCTATTATCTCTTACTCTATTATAGACCTAAGAGAATGAAACACTTTGTTTCATCAATCAATATATAGTTGAAAACCTTTGAAAATTCATTATAAAATAATCAGAGTTTGTACTCTGGAATCCATATAGTCATAGGTCCGTGAATTCCAAATGTATTTCTCTGCAACTGAGCATCAACAGTACATTCTCTTGAAAACTTACACGCGACTTCATACGGAGCAAATACGCATCCGAACCGTTCATATATGTGAGCATTGTGAACACATATGTTGTAATCTTCAGCGAAATATCCATTACCATGATGTCTGTAAAAATCACCATGCGTTGTAGACACACAGGGAATATATTCGTGCGTCGATACCTCTAATAATTTCTTAGATCTAAAGCTAAAGCCACCATTACCTACGCGATGTACTTTTCCAAATGGATCTAAACAATGATTCTCTACAGATGGCCAAGGAGCACCTATGTAATCGTAGTTGTAAAAATCATCATCCCACATTTCCGGATCCAAAATAAATCCATCATGTTGTACAATTAAACAGTATTTGGTATTAATGTACCTGTGTAAATCAAATATTACAAAATAACTATATGCTTCACTAGATGTTAGGTATCTACACTTTTCTACAGATATACCGTCTTTACTTACTATAGAAGAATCATGTGTGATGAATTTTACTTCGCCAAATTCCATTTGATTCATACAATGCCGTACTGACATCCATGATTCGTTGAGTTTTATTGAAGTAATACATACTAGAGTTACATCGTTTAGTTTTTTCATATATCTAACGTATTCGAATGTATAACTCGGTCAAACTTGTCGAATGTATAAAACTTACAATAATATGATGTTTCCTTTAACGCATCAAAGTTTATCGTAAGTGTCAATACATCTAATGACTGACACATTGATTTAATTAGTTGTTTTTCAAAAGACTGTACTACAATAACTTTATTCACTGAATCGTATAATTCAATTTTAACACGTTCTACATCGTCCGATATAAAATGATAGGATGGAATTGATACGTTCTTAGTCAATGTAGTGATTTCAGATGTATCGATATTTTTCCCAAATACATAGTTTTCATTATATGGGGTCGGTGCAAATTTTCCAGAAAGAGTATATAAAGATACTTCCCGTGTCTTGAATTTAATTCCAGCGTATCGTTCATATTCGTCTAATGTACGAATTTTTCCAAAACCATATTTCTTTGGAATCACTACAGAATTATCGGTTTCTATACCAAACAATATGCGATTTCGTTTCTGAGATTGTGAGTCTCTTTGCCACCAAGATTTTTCATATCCACGATAAATATCTTTTGTAGAATCATGGTCATCCCAATGTTTCATACGATTATTTCGTGTGTATTCATGCCATGCAATCACCTTGTGTGGATGGTACAAATCGTATCCGTGAGTAAAAGCTCTGACAGAGATGCTGATTTCCTCTCCGTAAAAATAGTATTCAGGATCATGAGGCACTTCTTCACAAAACTGACCATCAGTAAATGCAAAATGGGCAGAATAAAATCTGGCTGGTATTGGCTTTGTGTATGACTGATGTTTGACAATTAAATTTGGAATAAATATAACTGTGCTTTCATCCGTGAATGTATGAAAATCCATTCTCCACGGTACCATTTCATAAGTCTCTTTTGAACGTAGAGGATCAAATGCTGGTATATATGATGTAATTAGAGGTTTACTACTGCCCATCGATACACATTGCTGGTACATGTTTTTCAACTCTGTATCCCACCCCTGAACAAATCGGTGGTGAGAATCCAACTGCAATGTGTATCTTTCGCCGTTGTATTGTCGTTGAATCAAATTTCTTGCCCAACAAGCTCCACGACTTTCCTTATACGGAACGTCAATGATTTGAATGTTTGGATACGTTTTAAACATATCCAAGTTTTCAATATCATCATGTTGCCAACAGATACAAACCTTTAAATTTTCAGGCTTTTCTGCCGTCTCAAACATGTCCAGAATAGTTGGAACCAACTCTGGATCTCTATACGAAGCTATTTGTACAAAAATTGATTCATCGTTCATAACTTAATTTTCTAACTTCCACATGTCATACTCACATCTACATGATATATAGTCAGCAACGTGAACAATACGGGGCAAATTTGTTTTCAATTCGTGGTCCGGATTATATGACATCAGGTAGGAAGAATTGGCCTCATGATATAGACCATCCGACAACTTGATAGCCAACGTCTCCTTCCAAGTACAAGTGATCTGGTACTGTTGAAGAATAAACAACGCCCTATCAGTAACATCCATGTACTGTAGATTTGAGTTGAACTTGTACACTTCACCCTTGTTCTTTTTATGCCATTCACTCTCTTGAATCAGGTAATACTCTCCCTGTTCCTTGTCACCCAACTTTCCAAGATCGTGGTGAATAGTAGCGAACGCCAACTCTTCATCGGTAAAGTCAATTGTTCCCCCACGGGCTTCATACAACTTCTTGACACCAAATGAAGTGGTCAACACATTCATGATGTGGTCAAGATAACCACCAGCGTAAGCATTGTGATAGTGTTCCTTGGCACTGGCTGGTGCCATAATAGCACGGTAACCATATTCATTTTCACTATAAAGGTGCTTCAACTTTTCAAGTCGATCACCGGAAAAGAATTTCTCAAGGTGTTTTAGGAATTTTTCGTAATTAGCAAAAAGCTCTTTTTCGTTATAAGATTTAGTCATGAACCAAATCCTACATCGAAAAAGAGCTTACGTCAATTTTTTAATTTAGTTATACAACTGGTTCAGCAGGTGTAAACGAAACAGATCCATTTGGAGTTGTCAATACAATTGATGCAACTTGATCAGCTATATCAACCTTGGCAAATCCACCATGGTCAACTGTATAAACAAATACCTCTACAGTTTTACCATCATACTCAATTGTGGTTTGACCTGAAACAAATTCAGTACCATCAACATATACCCAATTAACATCGGGATTTGGATGATCTCTCAAATCAGTTACAGTTGGAGGCAATGATGGTGAACCAACAGTGTATTCAATATCACTGGTGAATTCGCCTTCTGGAGTTACCACTTTAAAGAAACCAGAACCCGTAGCTTCTGAATTCAAATAAAATCCAATCTGCGTTGTGTTAAAAACGGCAACTGGATCACAGACCAATTCGTTAAAATAGATCTGGGTCTGACCATCAACGAAGTCGGTGCCAAATATATAAATCCATTGATTAGCAGGTCCAATTGTAGTAGACAATGATGTAATTGTTGGTGAAGCCATAATTTATGTATGTTTGGTTATAAATATAATCAGACATTTGTTTGTTTCAGTTTTTTTATTATAAATCGAACCAATGCACTTCTAACAATATCGTCTTCATCAAACTTAAACGTGTGAATACCATTTTCACGACTTTCAGTATCTTCAAAGTGATTCATCATTTTAACGAACCCGCTCTTTCCATTGATATCACTTTGATCTGGGTCACCCAAAATAAATACTTTACTGAACTCACCAACACGGGTGACTAGAGTGACCAACTCTTTGTAAGTCATGTTCTGCGATTCATCAGCAACAATACATCTAGCGTTCCAGTTCAATCCTCTCAAGAAGCCGATTGGTATGCTATCAATTCGTTGTTCTTTCTGAAGAGTATCTATGCTTGCCTTGGTAGTAAGTTCTGACAATTTTTCCAACAATGGCTGTATATATGGTGCCATTTTTTCATCAGCTTCACCTGGCAAAAATCCAAGTTTACTATCAGAACTTTCAACTGCACTTCTCAAATACAACAAATCGCTTACCCTTTTTTGATTCAAAAGAATAAGCGATGTTAAAATTGCCATGTATGTTTTTGAGGTTCCAGCAGGACCACTAACAAACATTACCTTTGTATTTTTGTCTAATGCAACATCCAAAAACTGTTTTTGTTTACTTGTCAATTCCCGTTGATGTATTTCAATCTCATTTTTGATTTTGTGTTTTTGTGGCACAATAGGACTCTTGTCTTCAAGGTGTTTTTTCTTTTTCATTCAGTGTTTTGGTTTTACTGTATTATCTAATAACGATTCGATTCGTTTAACCCTACTACACAGTTCGTACTTTTCATCTTTAAGATAAAAGTCATATACATTTTGAATATTGTCACGAAATGCTTCTCTGGCAATAGTAATAACGAAGTCGGAATTTTTGAAATTAAATACTTCAGCCATTGGTAAGTTTTTTTCAATAGCGAATTCGATTGAGGATATAACACATTCTGTCAAATCGGTTTTATGCGATTTGACATACGATTCCAACTCTTTAAAATCAGAGGGCAACACAAAAGGTTTATATTTTTGCTTCTTTGCCATATAACATTAATAAATATTTCCACGACTCATGTTAAACCAATAAAAAACGCCATCGAAAGATGGCGTTTGTAAATTGCAGTTATTTGTTTATGTTCTGTTACTTATTCTTAACCTTCTTAGGGGCATCCGAAGGAGCCGGTTGTGACGGAATCGTGGTGCTCAATTCAGCGATTCGGAACTTGGCGGTAGACTTCCAAGAATTCTTGGTTCGATCAGATGCCCATTCATATGTCTTACCCGTTGAGACCAACTCTGCGATCTCGGCTTCTGACTTAGCATTTTTGATTTGTTCTCGTAGACCCATAACAATTTACCAGATACGATGTTTCTTTTCGTCTTTTTCAACGACAACAACAGCTGACCCATCAGGCCAACGTTTGATGACAGACTTCCAATGTTCCAACTCTTGCGTGGCCTCGGCTGGAGAGTCGTACTCCAGATCTGACACACGTAGACCACTACGAACAACTACATACTTCTTCTTTTCCATAAGTATAACTTAGTTTATTTGTTAATATTTAGACTGCAACTTACACGATCAGAATACCACACAACTTACAAATGTCAACTACTTTTTACCAGTATCTATGATTTTCACGCACCACTTCGTAACCATCTCGCTCTGACAAATGCCAATTACGAACAGTTCTACCCAACTCGTCTTTGATTTCCAACTCATCTGGCACAGAAAGAACACGAAGATCAGCACCCTCACCATTCACACGTTCTTGAAGAAACTCAACGACATCAATGAGTTTCTGGAGAGTTCGATCTTCATACGCATAAAATGAATACTGCTCCGTTACCCCAAGCATATCACATGCTTCAGGTGACAATTTATACCCACAGTCTGGTCCTTTAGATCTATTTACGACGATTTTCATGACAATAAATATTGTATAAAAACACTTTATGTCTGGAATTTATACATTCCACCTTCTGGATGTATAGCAACACTATCATAGTAAAAATACTGCATAGTCTCGTAATTGGCATTATATACCATGACTCCTCCGTTTGGCCAACTTGGTTCTCCTGCTCTATGCGTCTTATACAAATAAATTTTGTAAAAATCAGGATATCTGGCAACTAAAAGTCTAGTTCCCTTGGCAGTAAAATTATCTACCTTGTGCGTGGCATCAACATCATTAAACACCCAGTGAGTTACATTTGATGTGGGTGAAACAACTCGTTGAGTACATTTAAAGTATTTACTGCCACCGCCGTCTTCAACATCTTGAACCACTTTCTTTGTAGCCTTTGATTGCTTTTTGACTACAACCTTTTTTGGATTCGTTTCCTCTTTATTTTTTAATTTGGTTTTCATTAAGATGTCAGTTTAGAAAAAACTTCATAGTTAACCTTTATACGTTCATGTTCATATTCTGGTACTAAGTGTAAATTATCAATCATCTGTTTACAAGTTATTTTAGCTTCTTCATAGTATCCCAACTTATATGCGGCAAACGAATGCAAATCTAAAAGTGAATATCCAGTATCAGGATAACAAACACTCTCAACCAAAAAATTACGATGTTGAGTTACATTTACATTTCGGTTTTTCATAGCAAGACTAGTATACAAATACACCATCTTCTCATTGTCAGTGACATGAAAGTGATTTGCCAAATTATATAAGCCTTCATTTCTAAGAGGATCAAACTCGTAACTTTTTACCAAATATTTTATACCCTCGGATACATCAATATATCGTAAATGCATAAGACCAATGTAAACAATAGCAACGTAAGCCATTTGATTGACGTAATTAAACGCCCTCAAATTATCATGATCATAACATTTAGCAAAATTAGTGTCGTCATCAATGTTCATCGCTAATTTCAAATACTTCTTATAGTAGAATATTCCACGTCTGGCCATTTCTGCTTCGTGATCTTTTCCAAAAAATAGTTTGGTTTTTCCATTACGACAATCCTCCAAAAAATCAATATATGATTTTGCTAAATACCAAACATAATATGCATCCAAATTATAATCCAAATGTGATCTATCTTTTGGTTCATATTTCATAACCTGTTGTTCCAACTCAATAGAATCTACATAGTACTTATGTGGATTTTGCCATGTCGCTCCACCCGGCAACATTATCTGTCTGAATGACTTAGACAACTCATATTTACGCCAATCTTGACGTGATTTACGAAGCAAAACCTCATGACGTTTACTAAGAGAATATTCCCAATCGATGTCAGCTTTCCACATCCACGGTCTAGTCAAAACCACATCTCTGTTAGCAGATTCAGCGTGAACATAAATTTCATCGCCACGTCGTAGTTCTTCCCAATCAAAATCTTCATCAACTTCTAAGATTTCATCCGCATCTAATCTCAAAACATATTCACATCCATGATTGGATTCTGCACACTTTTGTAATGCGTGATTTCGATTGTAGCCAGGATATTGCCATGGTTCAAAATATAAAACGCCGGGAATGTTCTTTTCTTTGAAAAAATTCTCAATGATTGATTGAGTACCATCTGTAGACCCGTTATCTTGAATTACCCAATAATCGATATATTTGTATGCAGATTCTAACATTCTAAGAATGATTTTTGACTCATTCTTTACCATTGCGTTTAATACAATTTTAACAGTACGTTGCTTCATAACAATTACAACATAACTACATTTCAAAAGCAAAAAACCACAAACTTTCGTTTGTGGCTTCGTGTATTATGACCTATAAATTATCCATCCATTTCAATTGTATCAGATTGAGGCAACACTCCGATATCCGACAAAGGCAACCCTCCAGCATCCTCTACAACCGCTTTGATTTCACTTTCCAACTCTTTGATACGTTCCTTATATCCAGCTGCTACGTCCTTGAAATCCTTCTTAGTATGCAACAACTTTTCTGTAAGTTCGTAAACTTTCTTTTGTGCTTCTAGCTTTGACAATTTGATGTTACTCATAGTTCGTATACATATTTATTGTTGCATGAAAGAAGTAACTTTTCACGATATAAATATTAAGGATCACCACATCACAATTTGGGCAAACCAATTTATCGTATTGAGACATCCTGAAAAGTGTGACCTTTACGAAGACGATCATTGCCGTGAGTCTATGTTAGACTATTTGGAGAAAGAAGGTTACATAGATCCAAACAAATGCAACTGTTTGGTCGTGGACAGTTACATTGACTTCGAACCATAACAAAAAACCCCGAGCATAGCCCGGGGTTATAATGTAAAATGGTGGACGTGGCGCGAGTCGAACGCGCGTCTTCAAACATCGTTATACATCAGACTACACGCTTATCTGTTTTTCAATACAATGGTTGTAAATCTAAAACATCAAACTTTACATCAAGGTTGTTCAGTAAGATTTAAACAATAAACCCGAACATTTTATTGTCTAGCCTGATAGTTTACACCTTCCACAATTATCAGACATCATTGTGAAAGATGTGCAGCACTTAGGCTGCGAGTGCGACTTCCTTACGTGAAGTAAAGTTGTAGCTGATTACCTTGCTCTTCTTAGTAGCAGTTAATTTTTTGATAGATGATTAAAGAGGCCAACTATCGTCCTCTACGTGCCTAACATACACTAATCTTTGAATCGAGACCAGTACACGCCCATGAAAAAGAACTAATTATAAATATCAGATAAACTCTCTTGAGTATCCAAATTCATTGAACACATCTTCGTATATTTCCCACACAAAGTCAAGTTGTTTCTGTGTGTAGTAGCTTTTATAATCCGTCATAGAAACATTGTTTGCATCTCTACGCAAGTCAAACTTCAAATTTCTATTTTCTACACAACCTTCGGAGGTATAATTATTGACTTTAATCCAAGATTCTACAATGGAATTTGTGACGGGATCGTCAAAATTAATAAACTTAACCTTACGTAAGTCTTCAACTAAATGTTCTACACGTACATACAAATCGGGTTTACGTGGATATCTTAGAATATCATGCTCTTCTGTATTTTTAGTTAATGCCCTCAAATAGTCGTCGAATGGCAATTCGATAATGAGATCGCCCGTTTTTGGGTCTTGTTTAAAATGACGTAAATGCCATGTAGATAAAACTTTGGCATAAGGGTTACGGATATTACATATTACAGTGTAATCACTTGCGTTTGGAGGTACACCGATTGAATGTGTATGTTCTTGAGTCAAAGGAACATTTAACATTGCATTATAAAACTTATAGTAAGCAAGAATTTCTGCTACCGATCTACTAGCAGTTCGTGTAGGTAACCACCATATAACCTTTAAGTCGTCATTT